CGGGACCCCGACTACGCCAGCTGGAACTACGCGAGCTGGACCAACCCGCTCCTCGACAAGGCCACGATCGACGCGGAGCGCGCGCGACTCCCGGAGCGCGTCTTCCGCCAGGAGTACGGGGCGGAGTTCCTCGAAGGGTCCGGCGCCGTCTTCCGCCACGTGCGCGAGTGCGCCACGGGCACCTGGCGCTCACCCGGCGCGGGACGCTGCTACTACGGTGGCCTCGACCTCGCGCGGGTCGAAGACTTCACGGTCCTCGTCGTGCTCAACGATCAGGGCCACGCGGTCTTCGCCGACCGGTTCAACCGGCTGGATTGGTCGCTGCAGGTGCAGCGCATCGCGGCCGACACTCGGCGCTACTCGGCGCGGATCCATGTCGACTCCACGGGCGCGGGCGAGCCCGTCTTCGAGAGCCTGCGGGAGGCCGGCGTCTGGGCCGAGGCGTATCCCTTCACGCAGGCGAGCAAGGCGGCCCTCATCAACAACCTCGCGATCAAGCTGGAGAACAAGGAGCTCGTCCTCCCTCGACCCGAAATCTGGCCCGAAGGCATCGACGAGCTCGAGGCTTTCGAATACAGCGTGACCGAGCAGGGCAACGTGCGGACGGGAGCGCCCTACGGCGCCCACGATGACTGCGTGATCGCGCTGGCACTGGCCGCCTGGCACCTGCGGCACAAGGAGCTGCGGGTCGCCGTGTACTCGGCGGGCGCCGGGTCCCGTCGCCCGCTCTCCGGCTTCGGACCCCGGTGGCGGTAGGGCGCCGTGGAGATCCTGTACTGGCCCTGCGCTGTGCTCTCTCTGCTCGGCACGTGGTGGAACGTGCAGCGCCGCCGCGCGTGCTTCGTCGTCTGGTTGCTGACCAATGGCCTGTGGGCGCAGGCGAGCTTCACGCACGGCCTGCCGTCCAAGGGTTGGCTGCACGTGGCCTACGGCGTCCTGGCAGTCGTGGGTCTCGTGCGCTGGCGGACGCCGCCCGCGGCTCGCTGCACGAGCTGCGGGAGGGCCCGGGCGGAGGAGCCCGGCGCAAGCGAGCTCGAGGAGAGCCTGCCGTGAGGAAGGGGCAGGCGTTCAGCAAGGAGGCCTTCTTTCGGGACCTCGGCTATGGGCCCCATCCGGGCCAGGCTGCAATCCACGCGAGCCCCGCCCGCCGGCGCGTCGTCGCTTGCGGCGTGCGCTGGGGCAAGACGATGTGCGCGGCCATGGAGGGACTGGCTGCCGCCATGGCGCCCGCCGAACGCTCCATGGGCTGGGTCGTTGCCCCCACCTACGACCTCGCGGACAAGGTCTTCCGCGAGATCGAGCTGCTCGTCACGCGCCACCTGCGGCACCGCGTGGTCACGCTCCGGGAACACGAAGGCCGGATCGTGCTGCGGAACATGGCGGGCGGCGTGTCCGAGATCCGCAAAAAGTCGGCCGACAACCCGGTCTCGCTCCTCGGCGAAGGGCTCGACTACCTGATCGTCGACGAGGCGGCCCGCCTCAAGCCCTCGATCTGGGAAGGCCACCTCTCCCAGCGGCTCATCGACCGGAAGGGGTGGGCGCTGCTCATCAGCACGCCGCGGGGCAAGGGCTGGCTCTTCGAGCTCTTCCAGCGTGGCAAGCGCGGCGAGCCGGACTGCGCCAGCTGGAACGCGCCCTCCTGGGACAACCCCTACCTCGACCGCGCCGTCATCGAGGCCGAACGCGCGCGCCTGCCCGAGCGCGTCTTCCGCCAGGAGTACGGCGGGGAGTTCCTGGAGGGCAGCGGCGCCGTCTTCCGCAACGTGCGCGACTGCGCGACCGGGTCCTTCGCGCCGCCGACGGGCACGCGCCTCAACACCTCCTACTACGCCGGTCTCGACCTCGCGAAGGTCGAGGACTACACGGTGCTCGTCATCGCTACGTCCACGGCACACGTGGTGGCCGTGGACCGCTTCCACCGCCTCGACTGGAGCCAGCAGGTGAAGCGCATCGTGGCCAGGACCGAGCAGTACCACGACGCCCGGACGCTGGTCGACTCGACCGGCGCGGGCGAGCCCGTCTACGAGGCGCTGCTCCACGAGGGCTGCACGGTCGAGGCGTATCCGTTCACGCAGAAGTCGAAGGCCGCCCTCATCGAGAACCTCGTGCTGATGCTCGAGCAGAAGCAGATCGTCCTGCCGCGTCCCGACCTGTGGCCCGAAGGTATCGACGAGCTGGAGGCGTTCGAGTTCAGCGTGACGGAGGCGGGGTCGGTCCGGTCGGGGGCGCCCTACGGCTGCCATGACGACTGCGTGGTGGCGCTCGCGCTCGCGGCCTGGCAGGTACGGCCCAACCGTCCGGGGCCGGGCATGGCCTTCCTCGAGGGGAGTCTCTTCGGCCGGTGGTAGCGGCAGGGACGAAGTAGCCCGGGGGGCCTGGCAGGGACGGGCATGGCTGCCGCCTTGCCTTTCGGGCTCAGGACTGGCTGGCTGTCACGGGACCATTTCGGAGGATCGCCCGTGCAGCTCGCCGACGCCACCCGCCGCTACCTCGTGCAGCTCCAGGCCGATGGCCGCGCCGCCTCGACCATCGCCCAGTACGAGAGGCACCTCCGCCTGCTCGATCGCTGGCTCGCGGGCACGGGGCGCACGCGCGACATCCGCCGCCTGACGCACGAGGACATCGCCGTGTTCCTCATCTCGCCCGAGGCCACACGGCGCCCGGACGGCGCGTCCAAGAAGGCCACCGCCATGAACGTGCTGCGCAGCAGCCTGCGGGCGTTCTTCGGGTACCTCCACGCGGTCGGCAGGGCGCCGCGCAATGCGGCGGCGCTCGTGCGTCGCGCAAAGTGCGGGCCCGCGCCGCCGCGCACGCTGCCACCAGCGGATTGCCAGCGGCTGTTGGCCTGGCTGGCCAAGAAGAAGGACCCGCGCGGGCGGCGGGACCATGCGTTGTTCAGCTTGCTGCTGGGCGCCGGGTTGAGGATCGGATCGGCGGTCGCGTTGCGCGTCGAGGATCTCGACCTCGACCAGGGGATCGCCCACCTGCAGAAGGACAAGGGCGACCGGCCGGCGGAGGTCTTCCTGTCGGCCGGGGTTGTCCGGACCCTGCGGGCCCACCTCGGCAGGCGGAGCGAGGGGCCGGTGTTCGAGTCCGGGCCCGGCACGGCCATCGACGTCCGACAGGCCCGGCGGCGGCTCATGCAGGCGCTGGAGGCCGCCGGCATCAAGCGACGTGCAACGCCACACAGCTTGCGCCACGCCTTCGCGATCAACCTGCTCACCCGCACGCAGAACCTCCGTCTGGTCCAGAAAGCCATGCACCACGCGAGCATCGGAAGCACATGCGCCTACGCCGCCGTCGCCGACGACGCCGTTCGGCGCGCGCTGGCGGGCTGACGGCTCCCTCCGCAGCCGGTGGCGTTCCCGCGTGGGTTGCCTTCTGGCAAAGGTCCCGCACTCGCGGCCAGCCGCGACTCGCCTCCACTGGGTAGCGGCGTCGGACGCGGCTACCATCGGACCGATTGCTGACGACGCCAGCCTCAACCGACTCCGCCTTGCCCGCTCCGACGGCGCGAAAGGACCAAGACCATGACAAGAAACGGCCCTGGGCGGAAGCCCGTCAAGTGCAATCAGCACCCCGAGCCATCGGATCAACCGCCCGATGTGCAGCACGACGCCTCCGAAGCGGTTGCACCGCTGCTCGAACAGCTGAAACGGGAGCAGCAGGAGGCTCGCGCACGACAAGAACGGGACGAGAGTCGCGACAAGAAGCGGCAACGGCTGCTCGCAGCGCTCAGATCGGCGGAGAGTTTCGCGGTGGAGGCTCCAGTTCGGGTGTTCGCCAGGCAGTGGGCTCCGCATTGGCTCGAAGCAGGGAGAGCCATGACTGAGTGCGCGGGTATCTCGACGATCCGTGATCTATCACTCCCGCCGGGAGTCGACTACGAGCTTGCTCGACAACTCGTCGAGGAGGCGCTCAAGGCTCCTCCCATCGGGAAGTTCACACGACGTCTCGCCACGGTGGTGGAGGCCCTTATGAAGGGCGAAACCCCCGGGCGATCGGGGAACAGCCCATGGCCACTGAGGAGTATCTTCGGCCTACTCAAACCCTTCGTCCTCGCACGTTTCGACGCCCATCAAGGGATTGCCACGCAGCCGCTGGCCCCACTCGCTTCCGAGCCTGGCGCGACGACAACCACCGCTTCGCAGGCCGATTCGAAGCAGGCCTTCGCGCTGAAGGAAATCGACGACCGCGGACTCACGGCAAGCCAGCGTGATCGAGTCGTCAAGGCCTACGGCCAACTGATGGCGTTGACGGACGAGTGGGTTCCCCGCGCAAGCCTCGACCGTCTTGGGCTGAATCCAAAGACCATTGATGCCGACAGCGCGCAGTACTCGGCCGTGAAGCTGGGAGACCAGCGAACTGGTCCCGTGCGGTTCAAGCGAACCTACCTGCTGGCGTTCGTCCTCAAGCGATGGAAACCAAGGTCGACTTCGACTCAAGGGGCCTCGCACGTGTCTGATTGATCAGACAGACAGTCTGATGAATCAGAATCATCAGACACGCCTCCGAGTGACGCCCCTAGTCTCTAGCGTTGCCTCCGAAAGTTCCGACGGCGACCGTCGGCACCAAGGAGGCGCGCGTGAAGACTCCCCTGTCCACCGGCCAAGTCGCAGCGCTGCTGGCGACGACTGAGCCGCGACTGAACCACCTCATCCGCCGACGGCTGATTCAGCCAGCGCCCACTCTGGTCGCCGGCCGCCGGCTCTGGAACACAGACCACGTCAGAGAGGCTGCTGAGCACCTCGGCTGCCTGACGCCCGAGCTCGAGCAGCAGCTCGCCGAGCCGGGAGAGGAGCCGGCCCATGCTTGACGACCTGAACGGCGATGCCCTCGTCGCCTACCGCGTCGAGCAGGCGCGCAACGCCCACGCCCGCGGCCTGGTGCTCACGCCGGTCAGCGGCAAAAGGCCGATCGGCAAGGCGTGGCAGAAGCAACCTGCACCGTCGCTGAAGACGGTGGAGAACTGGGCGCGTGCCGGCAACGTCGGCCTTCGGACGGGCACGGTCTCGGGCGTGATCTGCATCGACGACGACACCGAGGATCAGGGCGCCGCGGCCACGCTGGGGCTCCCGACCGGCACGCCTACGCTCATCACGGGGCGCGGCCACGCCAACCGCCTTTACCGAGCACCGGCCGATTTCGTCGTGAAGAACAGCGCCGGCTTGCTCGCCGAGCACGTGGACATGCGCGGCGAGAACGGCATGGTCGTGTTCACCGGGTCCATCCATCCAGACACCGGGAAACCCTACCGCTGGGCCGACGGCCTCTCGCCCGACGACGTGCCATTCGCCGAGCTGCCACCCGAGATCCTCGACCGGCTCCGGCCGGATGCGAAGAATGGGCCGCCGGCCGGGGCCGCCGACGCTGGAGTCGCGCCTAAGGCGAAGGCCCCCGGCCAACGGCACGCGCGGTACTCCAAGGCTGCGCTGAAGCACGCCGTCGAGCGCATGAGCAGCGCGACCGAAGGCACGCGCAACGACACGCTCAACACGGAGGCCTACGGACTCGGCCGACTCGTGGGCGCCGGCTGGCTCCATGAGGAGGACGTGCGGCCAGCGCTCACGGCAGCGGCGCGGTCAGCCGGGCTGTCGGACGTCGAAGTCGCAGCCACCCTGGAGAGCGGGCTGGCCAAGGGCATCGCCGACCCGGTCGACGAGTCCATCCTGAGCGAGCCCGTCCCGCTGCGGCCTCGTCGCCACGATGACAGGCGCCCCAACATCCTGATCGTCGGCGGCGCCCTCCCCGAAGTCGTGTCCGCCGCCGAGCGCGCGCTCCTTGCCAACTCCCGCGAGCCCTTCTTCGAGCGCTCCGGCCTGCCAGTCCGCATCGTGCGCGCCGCCACGGCGGCCAGGAAACACGGCATCCACCGTCCGGCGGGCGCGCTGTCGCTCGTGCTGCTGGAGGCTCCGTACCTCGTCGAGGCGTTCATGCACTCGGCGGTGTTCGAGCGGATCAACGACAACGGCACCGTCGTGCTGGTGAACTGCCCGGACTGGGTGGCGCGCCACTACCTCGCGCGGCGGGGCCTGTGGCACATCGCGCACCTGGAGCAGGTCATCGAAGTGCCGATCATGCGCCGTGACGGGACACTGCTCCTGCGCGACGGCTTCGACCCGGAGACCGAGCTGTACCTCGACAGCAGTGGGCTGCTGCTGCCGCCGATCCCGGATGAGCCCACGCTCGACGACGCGCGCCGGGCGATGGCCGTCCTGAAGATCCCGCTCAAGGATTTCCCGTTTGTGGAGGAGTCCGACCGGGCCGCCGCACTCGCGGCGCTGCTGACGCCGCTGGTTCGCCCGTGGCTCCGCTCGGCACCGCTGTTCGCCTTCCGGGCCCCGAAGATGGCCAGCGGCAAGTCGCTGCTCGCCGACCTCGTCGCCCTGCTCGCCACCGGCCGCGTGGCCCCGGTGATGTCGCCCGGACGCGACGACGAGGAGATCAGGAAGCGCATCACCGCCTTCCTGCTCGCGGGCTTCCCCATGGGCTGCATCGACAACATCGAGCAGCCCTTCGGCAGCGACGTGATGTGCTCGATCCTGACGCAGGCGGTCTACTGCGACCGCATCCTCGGCAAGTCGGACATGGTGACGCTGCCGACGGCCGTGACATGGACGGCCACCGGCAACAACCTGCAGTTCGTGGGCGACGTCACGACCCGCGTCGTGCCCTGCGACCTCGACCCGCGCGTCGAAGAGCCGGAGGCCCGGCGCTTCGATGTCGACCTTTATAGGTACATGCCGGCGCACAGGGCCGAGTTGGTCGCCGCCGGGCTAACGATCCTGCGCGCCTTCCAGGTCGCTGGGCAGCCCGACCAGGGGTTGTCCGTCTTCGGACGCTTCGAGGAGTGGTCCGCCGCGGTGCGCAGCCCGCTCGTCTGGCTGGGCGAGGCTGATGCCTGCGCCGGCATGCCCCGCATCCGCAGCGTCGACCCTGTCCGCGAGCAGCTCCGGCTCATCCTGGCGTACTGGCACATGCAGCTTGGCGAGAAGCCCGTGCCCGCGGCGGCCGTCATCCAGCTGGCCGAGCAGTTGGACAACTGCCACCCCTTCCGCCGGGCAATCGAGGAGTTGACGCGAGCCGACAACGCGCCCATGGACTCGCGCCGCCTCGGCCATTGGCTGGCCAAGGTCGAGCGCCGCGTCGAGGGCGGCCTGCAAGTCGTCCGGATGGGCGACAGGCAGGGCACCGCACTCTGGTCGGTGCGTTGGGTCGACCCGCCGTCCGTGGGATGTGTGGGGATTGTGGGATCTCCCGGCTCGGTTCCAAACGCGGGTGAAACTGCGGCGCCCCCCGTGTTCGCGGACAGCGAGGCTCCCCTGGGAGCGGAGCCGCCGGTTCACCCCGGTCCGGCGGCGACCGGAAACAATCCACAGATCCCACACATCCCACCGGGCGATGGCGTCCGGCCGCAGCTGCGCCGCCGTACGCTTCCTGCTGCAGATGCGGGTGACGGCTGCGGGACGTGCCCGGGATGAGCACGCCCACGACCCTCTACGTGTCTGGCCTGCACCTCTTGCCAGCGAGCCCCGACGACAGCGCGCTCGGAGTGCTCGGCTTCGCCAGCTTCCTGATCAACGACCGCCTCCGCATCGACGGTGTCGGCGTGCGCCGCACGCGGGACGGCCGGCTGGCGCTGTCTTGGCCAGCGCGCACGGACCGGGCGGGCGAGCGCCACCCGCTGGTCAGACCCATCGACGACGGCACACGTCTCGACCTCGAGGCGCAGGTCCTCGCCGCGCTCGGCCTCGGCGGAGACGCGCCGTGAGCAGCCTCATCTCGGCGCCATGGTCAAGGCAATCCTCGGACGATTCCACGCTCGCCCCCGCCGCGCGCCGGGCCGAAGTCGCGCGCCTGCTCGCCCTTGGCGCCCTGCGGGCCACACGCGCGCCCACGGCGCGATCCGTGGCCAATGGCGCGGACGCCGCCACTGGCGCCTCCGCTCTCGCTGGCCAGTTTCCCCTTGCTGCCCGCGCGCCGGCCGAGCCTGCATGTGCTGGCAACACGGAGCGCGGGATTCCGCCCGCGCGACGGCTGCCCAAGGAGAGCACCTGATGGCAACACGAGAACACGATCCCGCGCCGCGGCCGCGCGCCGACCTCACGATCACACTGGGCCACCACAGGAACCCGGACGTGCCCGGCGGCTACCGGGACATCCCCGTCGACCCGGGTCGGCCTCGCAAGGTGCCTGTCCCGTCGCTCGCCGATGCCTCGCGCGTGGCGCTGGCGTACATCGACCGCAACCGTCTGGGCGGCGGGAACTGGCGGGAGGCCGTCGTGCGAGACGCGCGCGAGCGGGTTGTAGCGAGGGTGTCCTACAACGGACGGCTGTGGTCGCCGGATGGCGCGCCGATGGACGCGGCGGGCAACGTGACCGGTCCGGTGCCGTCGTGGGCGGAGGCCCGCCGATGACGACGCTCATTCTGACGCTGCGCTCGGCCGACCACGCGCGGGCCTTCGAGGTGCTGGTGCACTTCGAGGACCGCCTCGTCCTCTCCGAGACCGCCATCGAGCTCTACCCCGACGGCCGGCGCGAGTGGCGCGACTCGCGCGACGTCGCGCTGCTGGTCGGCCGCAAGCCGGAGGGCACGCGATGACCGCCACCACCACGGACGCGGTCGCCGCGCTGGCGCGCGCCTTCGCGCTCGGCCTGCGCAACCAGCTCAGCGAGAAGGTGCTGGCCGAGATCGATGCGGAGAACGCCGCGCGCTGCGACGGCTCCTGCGCCAGCCACGACTGGCTCGATGCCAATGAGGTCATGGCCGACGCCTTCGCGGCGGTGACGGGGCACGCGCCCAGCCCGAGCAGCAGCGAGGACTGCGAGCTCATGAACGCCGCATGGGGCCGGGCCAAGGCCGCGGGCTACGCGGCGCTCGCGGAGGCCGGCCCATGAAGCGCCCCACCAAGGTCGAGAAGCTCCGCGCTGAGCTTGCCGCGCTCATCGCCAAGCCCGGCCCGGTCGGCCAGCGCGGCCGCGAGATGTGGGCCCTCGCCGACCAGATCGCCGCCGCCACGGGCGAGCCCGTCCGCCGGGTCTTCGACCGCGGCGCGCGCGAGGCCGCCGCCCTGCTCGCTGCGGAGGTCGAACGATGACGCGCAAGCCCAAGCCGCCGCCGTTCAGCCCGCTGACCCACAACACCAGCGAGGCGACGGACATCGACCTCGCCGGCTACCTGGAGGACCGTCTCGGACTGTCGCTGGCCGAGATCAAGGACATCACCACGATGCTCGGCTGCGACGGGGCCTCGCACGAGGTGTGGGAAGAGCTGGTCGCGCGCCGGCGGAAGGCGGGCGCATGAGCACGCCCAAGTTCCCCGGCGTCCGCGTGACGCTCGTCGGTCGAGACGGCAACGCCTACTCCATCCTCGGCGCCGTGAGCGAGGCGCTGAAGCGCGCGGGCATCGCCAAGTCCGAGCGCGACGCCTTCTTCGCCGAGGCCACGGCCGGCGACTACGACCACCTGCTGCAGACCGCCATGCGCTGGGTGGACGTGTCATGACGGACACCAAGACCATCGCCGAGCAGGTCGCGGCCTACTTCCGGATGTCCGTGCCCGAGCTGAAGGCCGAGTACGAGAAGCTCTTCGGCCAGCCGCCCCACTTCGGCAACCGGAAGTGGCTGGCCAAGAACTGCGCTTGGCGCCTGCAGGCCAACGCCTTCGGCGCGCTGCCCCACGAGGCGCAGGCGCGGCTCGAGCAGATCATCCGTGACGAGATCGAGCCACGGTACGGCAACGGCGCCACCGCGCGCACGCCGCGCCCGAAGCGTGACGAGCTGCACCCGGGAATCGTGCTCACGCGGGAGTGGCACGGCGAGCAGGTGCGCCTCGTCGTCACCGACGACGGCTTCGTGGTGGACGGCGTGCCCTACGCCTCGCTCTCCGCCGCGGCGTTCGCCGTGACCGGCCAACGCTGGAATGGCCGCCTCTTCTGGGGCCTGACGCAGCGCAGGACGAAGGAGCCCGCGGCATGACCACCACGGCGGCCCACCGCCGAGCGCGTGCCCGGGCGACCGAGGCCGCCGCCTCCCCTGCCGTCATGCGCGTGGCCGCGTACTGCCGCCGCTCCGTTGAGAAGGTCGCCGAGGAGTTTGGGTCGATCGAAAACCAGCGCCAGGCCATCACGAACTACGTCGCCAGCCAGCGCGAGCGCGGCTGGTCGCTGCTGCCTGACCTGTACGAGGACAGGAACCTGTCCGGGGCCACCACGGACCGGCCCGCGCTCCAGCAGCTGCTCGCCGACGCGCAGGCCCGGCGCTTCGAAGTCGTGTGCCTCTACAAGTTCGACCGCATCAGCCGCTCGCTGGCGGACTTCCTCCAGCTCGTCCGCCAGCTGGAGGTGCTCGGCATCACGGTCGTGTCCGTCACCCAGCAGGTGGACACCAGCACCAGCACCGGCCGCCTCATGCTCAACATCCTCGCGTCCTTCGCGGAGTTCGAGCGCGAGCAGATCAGCGAGCGCATCGCGGACAAGATGTTGGCGGCGCGCCAGCGCGGGCGCTGGCAGGGTGGACGGCCGATGCTCGGCTACGACGTGGTGGACAAGCGGCTGGAGATCAACCGCATCGAGGCGGGCGACGTGGTCGCCATCTTCGAGACCTTCGCGCGCACCCGGTCGCTGGTGGGCACGCTCCGGGAACTGGAGCAGCGCGGCATCCGCAACAAGTCCTGGACCGGCAAGCGCGGCCAGCGCATCGAGGGCCGGCCCTTTCACAAGAACAGCCTGACCAAGCTGCTGACCTCGCCGCGGTACGTGGGCCAGCAGCACGCCGGCGACGAGGTCGTGAAAGGCGACCACGAGGCTATCGTCCCGGCGGCGCTGTGGGACGCGGTGCAAGCGATCTTCGCCGAGGGCGCCGTCGCACCCGGTCGGTCGGAACGGCAGGAGTGGTCGGCGCTGCTCACGGGCCTGCTGCGCTGCGCGGCCTGCGGCAGCGCGATGGTGCCGACGTACTCCGTGAAGGGCATCCGGCGGTACGGGTACTACCAGTGCCAGCGCACCAAGGCGCAGGGCGCGACCGCGTGTCCCGGCTCGCGCGTGGCGCAGGGATCCATCGAGGCCGCGGTCATCGAGCGCATCGCCGCCATCGGCCGAGACCCGGCGCTCGCGGCCGAGGCCGTGCGGGCCGCGCACGCGGAGGTCGCCCGCCGGCGCGCCGAGCTCGCGCAGGACGCACGCCGGTGTGGGCTCGAGGTGCAGCGCCAGAAGGCCGACCGAGACGCCCTGGTGGCCACCATCGCGCGTCAGGCCGGCGACGTGCCCGAGCTGCGCCAGAGGCTGGCCGTGATCCGCGAGGCGCTGCAGGACGCCCAAGCGCGCGCCAAGGCCGTCCGCGACGAGCTTGCCGGGCTGAAGGCCAGTGCGGTCAGCGAGGACGACCTGCGCCGCGCCATCGAGTCCTTCGCGCCGGTGTGGGCCGAGCTGTTCCCGGCCGAGCGCGCGCGGCTCATCCGCCTGCTGGTCGAGCGCGTGACCCTCGACGCCCACTCGGGCGACACCGAGATCCGCTTCCACGCCAGCGGCATCGCCGAGCTGGCCAACCCGGGAGACGGCGCATGAGCGGCCCGACGGTGAAGTGCAGGCTCGACCTGAAGCGCCCTCGGGCGCGGCCCGTGATGCAGCAGGCCGAGAACAAGGCATCAGCCGACGCAGCCACGCCAGTCGCGCCACGTCCGCCCACGGCCACCGCGGGTTCAGCCACGTCCGTCGCCCGCGTACTGGCGCTCGCTCACTGGATC